CCATCAGGTTGAAAAACATGCTCATATCACGCCCCCGGGGTAACTTCCGCCGCGACCATCATGCCGCCGTTGAAGGCGACGAGATACTCCTTGCCGCCCTCGAACTCCAGTCCGGAGTTCAGCGCCGCGACCGACGCGGGGATGCTGACCGAGCCGCCGGACGCGAGCGTGAAGCGGATGTAGTCCTCGGCGGGGGCGTTTGCCACGCTTGCCACCGAGAGGCTGGTGAGCGGCTGGGCGTAGACATAACTCGTGCCGCCGGAGAGCACCGGGATCGCCGCGCTGGTCGTCACGGTATCGCTGACCGTCGCCATGCCGAGCGGTACGCCGTTGAGATACGCGCCGCCCGAAGAGAGCGTCAGCGTTTGGCTTTCCATCGCGTTCATGTCGTAATAGTTGATCGTGATGCCGCCGGAGTGCGCCGAAACGAACGCGGTGTTCACGCCGTCGTCGAAGTACAACGCCGCGCCGTTGCTCGATGCCACGACCTCCGCGCTGCGTCCCGACTGCCCGTTGCTTTCCACCAGCGCCGCCCGGTGCAAGCCGGAGAGCGTGAGCAGGGCGCGGTTGCCGTTGCCGACGTCGTTGACGATGAACGCCGAATCGGAGGCTTGGAAGGCGGCGCTCGTATGCCAGCCGTCCCGCCCGGAACTCCCGGCGAGCAGGGTAAACCCGCTGTCGGTGACGGTGTAGGTCGCGCTACGGGTAGCGCGGAGCGCGGTGTAAGTGTAACCTCCGCCCGAAAACACCTGTATCGCCACCGTGCCGCCGCTCGAGGCGGTGGCGATGTAGCCGCCGGAACTGGAGAGATAGCCCCCCGACTGCGCTACGATGTCCAGCACCTCGCTCGGGGTAACCCCGCCCCCCGAACCTCCGCCGCCGGCGATCCGTCCGCTTTCGGTGTACTGAATGTAGTAGCGGACCTCGGTGCTCTCCGGCTGGACGGTGTCCGCCTTGCCGTAGGCGGAGTGGAAGAGCGAAGCGTCGAAGGTCGCCGCGTATACGGGGTGGTTGCCCTCGCTCTCGTAGTCGTCGAATTTCCCCGTCGCCGCGCCGAAGCGGAACGCGCCGGTCGCCGCCGCGGTACCGCTGGTGCGGGCAAGTTCCGGCAGCGCTCCCTTGATGTTCGGCAAGCCGGCCGCGTGCACCGTGCCCGGAGTGCCCGCCTGCAGAAACGCGGTGATCTTCGGCAGCCGGATCGAGCCGTCGCCCACCACGAACGATCCGCACTGGCCGTATTCGGCGAGGATGGCCGCGTACTGCGCCGCACTGAGCACGGGGATGGTCCCCGCGGTCTTGCGCCGAAGCGCCTCCAGATAAAAGGCGTGATACGGGCTGTCCTCCGCGTCGCATCCCGACAGCGTCCGGCCGTCGAGCGGCAGCGCGCCGTCGGGCGTTTCGGTGGACATGGTCGAAAAGATCTCGAAGAACTTTTTCCCGGCGAAGGAGTTTTTGGCGGTCTCGGCCGCCGCCTGGGCGACTTCGGCCGCCGCCTGGGCGAGTGCGATCGCGATGCCCACCGCCGCGGGGTCGCCGGCGATCGTGACGCCGGTGAGTTCCCCGGCGCGGTTGATCTCCAGCGCGAAGTTTTTGATCAGCGTGTTGCCGAGGTTGAATCCGCTGGTGGCGATCTTGTACTGGACGGGCTGCAGCGCGACGGCGATCAGCGTATCGTCGGCGAAGAGACCGACGATGTTGAAATGGAAGTCGCCGACGGCGGGTCCCAGCACGGTCGAGTACACAACGCTGTTGGCGCTGAGCAGCGCGGAACTCACCTCGGTCGCCGTGTGAACGATCTCGGAGGAGTCGATGGCGAAATCCGCCCCGGGCGGTTCCTCCACGTCCAGGTTCGCGCGGAAAGCGAAGACCATCCTGTTCACGGACAGCGTGGTGTGATTCGCCGCGGCGGCGGCGAACGCCGCCAGCCCGGTGTTGGTGACGATCGAATTAGACATCGTTGACCTCGGTGTTGAATATGAATTTCATGCCCGTCGGCAGTATTTCGTTGAGCGCGGTGAAATTCTGCGCCAGCGCTTCGACCTCGGTCTCAATGTAGACTTTGCGAACCTTGACCGGGTCGCCCAAGCCCCCGACGCCGTTGGTCGGCGCCAGCCCCATCAGCACCGGCGGCACGCGGTGCGCCGCCCGGACGTCGTCGGCCGAGATGTTTTTGACGTTGAGAAACTCGTCCTTCTGGCTGATGTCGCCGATGGGGATCACCTGCAGCGCCTTCTCGTTGCCGTTGGGAATGTGGATGAAGGCGCTCTTGAAGTTGCCGATCCCCTTTCCCTCGCGGAACCGCGCCTTGATCGCGTCGCGCAGATCCGGATCGATCTTCGCGTCGTTGCTGTACAGGATGTACCCGAGGTGCGCGCCGTTGACGTAGTAGCGCCGCCGGAACAGCGTCGCGTCCTCGTTGAGGAGCGCGGCCTGCAGGCCGCCGATCCAGTCGGGTACGCCGTAGATCTGCTGGCAGCAGTCGTACTCCTTGACGTGCAGGATCTCGCCCGGGGCGTAGTCGAGATGGCGGCCGTCGGGCAGCAGCCGGCGGAATCCGCCGCCGGCGCCCGGCGTCTTCACCCGCATGTTCAGCCCCGGCACATGCTGCAGCCCCATCGGAACGCCGAGCCGGTTGCGCCGCCAGGCGAAGTAGGCGTTGCCCCAGGTGAGAAAATCGGTCACGGCGCTCCGGAGTTCGGCGACCGGCAGCGGTCCCGACACATAGGCCCGCGCCGCCATGTTGCGGCGGAAGATCACGCACGACCCGTGATGCCCGTTGGCGCGCCTCATGGTCGCCAGTCCCCAGAGATCGATCGGGGGCAGATAATACTCGCCCGTGGCGCAGGGGAACACGCCGAGATAGTCCAGCACCCGTTCGCGCCGGATCGGTTCCGGATCGCCGAACGAGAACACCGCGTCTTCGTTGAAATTCATGCTTCAATCCTCGCGTTGAAACGGTCAAACACCGCGTGATAATCGAACGGCCGCAGATCGACGCCGACGGTCTCCGCCCGGGAGACCAGCACATAGCGTCGGCAGGTGCGGCCGTAAAGTCTGACGAGCTCCTCGAACAGCCCGCGGTACGGGGCGAAGCGTCCCGCCTCGATCTCCACTTCCACCACGTCCCACTCGGCCGAGTCCACCCGCTCCCGCTGGATCACCCGCCCCAATCCGAGCCGCTCCCATATCCGCTCGAAGCCGCCGACGCTGCCGGCGTCGAGCGCGTTGGCGGAGGCGTACTTCACCCGGCGGCGGAAGAGTTCCATGTCCTCGCCCGGCAGCCGGTCGACGCCGCGCTGATACGCCAGCAGCCGCAGCACCGGCCCGGGGCAGCGCTCCGGATCGCCCATGATGACCAGATTCTCCAACGCATCGAGCAGTCTGCTCCACTCCTCCGCCATGATGGCGGCGAAGGCCGAGAGCCGCGCTCCGGACTGCCAGAATTTGAGTTCGATCTTCACTCCGGATCCTCCGAGGTGTCGCCGATCGCCACGGTCAGCGTGCCGAGTTTGGGCAGATCCAGCGCCGACACGATGTCGCGGCTGCCGAACGCCACGCTGCGCAACGTCGGGAAGGCGTCGTGCAGCTCCTGCGCGAGGCGCGAAAAACTGAACACCGAAAACGGCGCCGTGCGCGTGATCGCGGCGGCGTAATCGCTGTTCCCCCAGAAGGCGCAGCTGATGGCGAGCCGCACGTTCGACACGAGCGCCTGCCGTTCCGCGTCGCCGGCGGAGTCGATCGGCGCCACCGTCACGGTGAGATCGTGAACGCTCTCCGGGATCGCCTTGCAGACGAGCACGTCGCCGTGGCCGTGGTTGCCGAGAGTGGTGATGTAGTAGTTGAGGTCGTCGAGATACGCCTGCGGCGTCACCCCCGCGTCAAAGACGATGAAGGCGTCCACCGTCGCCGGGGCGTAGTCGTCGTCGCGGTAAAAGTAGATACGGTCGGGGCTGATCCCCGCGCGCTCGGCGATGATCGAGCGGTACTGGGCGTCGGTGTGCCACTTGCCGACCGCGAGGAAGCGGTCGCGGATCCGGAGCCGCAGATCGGAATCGCTCTCCTCGTCGGCGCCGGGAACGACCAGGTAGTCGGCGAGGTTCGTCACGCCGCCGACCCGGGGCACGTCGGAGTCGACGATCGAATAGTACCCGGCGCCGAGATTGTACGCCGCGCCGGCTTCCACCGCCTCGGACAGGACCGAGACCGACTCCGCGCCGGCGGGGATCACGGCCGCGTCGACGGTCGCCATCCGGTAGGTGCTGCCGTTGATCTCGATGGTGCGGGCGAGCGTGCCGGCGGGGATCTCCACCTCGCCCACCACCGCGGGGTCGCGCGAGAAGGTGAGATATCCCCGGGCTTTCACCGCCGCCTTGCGTTCGAGGTCGTGCGCCCAGGCGATGAGGTCCAGCATGCTCCCCTCCGCCGTCTTGACGTACATCCCGGGGATCACCCGGGTGACGAGCGCCCGGACGATGATCCGCGCGGGTTCGCGCACCGCGGCGCGCACGAAACTCCAGAACGCGGAGTATTTGTTCGTGTTCGCGATCGGCAGAAACGCGGCGTCGGCAAGGCGCTGCATATCCGCCTCCAGCGCGGCGTCATCCGCGGGGAAACCCGCCGCCACGCAGGCGTCGAGGAACTCCCGCTGCTCAACAGTCAGAGTGTCGCGATCGATCATGTCAATAAATCTCCAAAGTGATTGCTCCGAACTCATAGGTGCGCCCGGTCAGGACAAATTTTCCGCCGGAGGTGCGGGTCATCGTCACGGTGCCGGGCACGATCCGGGGGTCCTCCTCCGCCAGCGCCTCGATCCGCTGGCAGACCAGCTGACGCCGCTCGCGGTCCCGCTCGCCGACGAGCCGGGTCGGCAGGCCCGACTCGCGCAGCGCATGGCGCAGATCCTGCACGATCACGTCACGGTCGTGGATCAGCACGGCATGCACGTCGGAAAAGGCGAGGTCGTCGGCGTCGATCCTGATGTCGGTGTATTTGGCCATGTCATCCTCCCGCGAGCAGAACCCACTCTTCCAGTTCGCCCGCCCGGGGCGCGCTGGAAGTGTTGATGGTGACGCCGCCGTAGTTGGTCGTGCGGTTGACCGTCGACGACCGCACCCCGCCCGCCGGCACGTCGGCGCTGCGGCCGCGCCCCGCCGACGCCGGCAGCACCGGTTCCGCCGAGTTCACCCCGGCGACCGTCTCGCCCGACGCTCCGGAGAAAAACTCCCACACCTTCCGGATCGGGGAAACGATCCCCTCCCACCACGACGAAAAGAACTCTCCGAGCCCGGTGAAGATCCGCGTCGCATAATCCGCCACCCGGTCGAAAAAACTCTTGAGGTCGTCCCAGGCGTCCCCCAAGCTCATGATCGCATCCGCCACAGCGAAGACCGGCCCCAGCAGCGTCCGCATGACCGTCCGGACGAGCGGAGCGAACGGGCCGCAGGCGTCGTAGAATTTCCGGAGCGCCGCCGTGATCTCGTCCCAGTAGACGACCAGCAGCACGAGTTCCGCGACCAGCGCCGCCACGGCGATCACGATCCAGGTGATCGGGCACGCCAGCAGCGCGGTGTTGAGCCCCCACTGCGCCGCGGTCGTGTGCCACAGCGACAGCGACATGACCTTCTGTGCCAGCGCGCAGGCGAGCGTCGCCGACTTTTCCGCCAGCATCACCGTCTTTTGGACCGTCCACGCCCAGATCTGCTTGAGCGAAATGCCGAGCGTCTTGTAACAAATGGCGTTGAGCAGCCGGAACGAGTTACTGAAATTTTTGACGAGCGTCGTGATCCCGAGGATGATTTTCATCCCGGTCAGGGCGGATACCAGCAACACGGCGGCGACGGTGACGCCGGTGATCGCCCAGCGAAACGGCGGGATGTTGTCCAGCGCCCATATCAACGGCTTCATCAGCAGCGTCGCGACCCACAGCAGACCGTTCACGACCGGCAGCACCGCCTGCCCGAAGACGATCTTGAGGCTCTGCAGCTGACTGTTGAACTTGTCGAGCGGGTCGACCATCTTTTGCGCCATTTCGGCAGCGTTGAGCGACGACTCGACCTTGTTGATTTCGCCGATCGAACCCTTGAGTTCGTCGGTCTTGCTCAAGAGATTCATCACCGCCTGCGCCCCCTGCTTGCCGAACGCCGACACCAGCGCCGCCGCGTCGGCGGCTTTGAGGTTCGCGTCGCCGGTCCGTTCCTTGATCTTTTCAAGGATCTCGACGATCGGCAGCATCCTGCCCTCGGCGTCGGTGAAGTTCATGCCGAGCACCTTGCCCGCCTTGGTGATGTTGACGAGCATCGCCTTGTACGCGGTGCCGGCGTTTTCGCCGCCCATCGTCGACTGCAAGGTGCCCAGCACCGCCATCTGCTCATCGATGCCGACGCCGGAGAGCTGCGCCGTCGAGCCGAGGTTCGTGAACGCCGCCGACATCGCTTCGCCGGTGGTCTTGAACATCTGCACCGCCTTGGCGGTCTTGCCGGTGAGCTGATCCACCCACTTGGCCTGGCCGATCGTCTCGGCCTCGCGCTTGAAGATCGAGTACATCGTGCCCTGGTACGCGGTGATCGTCGCGGCGTCGGCCTTGGTCGCCTTGGCGAGGAGCGCCCCCTGCGTCGTGAACGCGGCGAGCGCGCCCTTGCCGAGCCCGGGGATCGCCGACTGGATGTCGTAGGCGCTCCGCGCTATTTCCACCGCGTCGCCGCCGAACTCGGCCGTGAAATCCCGGCTCGCTTGAGCGAGTTTGTCCAGTTCCTCCTTGGCGACCCCGAGACTTTCCACTTCGCCCAGCGCCTTGCTGAACTCGCGCGCCGGCAGGGAAAGGTTGTGCAGCGACGAAACCGTGCCGGACATCAGCGCGCCGGAGTAGGCAAATTCCCGGGCCGCGAACTTCCAAGCCTGCCGAACCGATTCGACGGACTTGCAGACGGTCCTGGATGGCTCCGTTATTTTGTCGATCAACGACAACTGAAGAAAAAGTTTCTGCACAGAACTTGACATAACACCAAAAAAGCCGTATATTTCACACTATCATGAAAGCATTCGCCAAAAAATTTTTTCTGATAACCTGGGGCGTGATGTTCCTTCTCTGCATCGCGACCGCGGAGTGGGAAAAGCTGCCCCCCGACCTGTCGGTCTTCGGGGTGCTCTTCTATGCGCTCTTCGGTGTCGCTTTCGCCGGCGCCGTGATCGCGGCAGTCTTCACCTGCTTCGCCGCGGTGATCTACGCTTTCGCGAAGCCCGGATACCTGCGAAAGCATCCGGGAGCGCCGAAAATGTATCTTGGCGACGGCAAGATCCGAGTCAGGCTTGACTGGATCCCGCTGGACGACGATTGATTTTCCATTAGCCTCCGAGCAGTTTTTTCATCCGCTCCCAGAAATCCCATTCGAGGAACTGCGCCTCCGCCAGACAGTCCGCGTCGAGCGGGCGGCCGGGGAAGTGCTTCCGCGCGTAAACGCACAGAAGGTCGTAACTCCCCTCGTCCCGCTGCAGCTTGCGGAGGCGCGCCGCTACTTTTTTACCTCGATCTCCACCTTCGGCCGGAACTCCTCGATGAGCTTCCCGGCGATGTCGAGCGCGAGCCCGCGGTCGAGCAGCGCGTTGAGTTTCGGCAGCTGCTCCCGGTCCACCAGCGTGTCGCGGCACAGATTCAACGCGGGCGCGACCTTGCTGTCGAGCGTCATGCGGTTGACGAAGAGATTGTAGTGCTCGATGGTGACGTCGAAGGCAAACTCCTCGCCCCCGATGACCAGAGTGATGATGTCCTTTTTATCCATGATGATTTCTCCTGTTTTTTATCGTTCGCCCGTTTATGGTTCGTGGTGCGCTGTCGCGCATGCAGGCCGCCGTTGCGGGAACCGCCGCATAGGACCTATAGGACATATAAGACCTATGGGACATGCGTGGTTTGACCGCGCGTACCGGCGTTTGTATCGCATTTCCAATAACCTCTGTCTGCCGCGACAGCGTGTGGCCAAGCGCTTGTCAGCATGTTCCAGCCACGTTCCATCCCATATGTCCTGTTTGTCCCATCGGTCCCATCACGCCCGTTCGCGGCCGGTCGCTTCGTACCGCGCGCCAGCGTGTGCCCCAAGCGCCCGTACCGCGCCCCGGCGCCCGCCCCGTCCATCCTATTCTTCTTCCGGTCTGATGTACGGCACCCCGTCGATGGCGACGAAGTCGGGGCTCGTCACGTCGAACGGGATGGTGAATTCCGTCTCGTCCGTGCTCGACTTGTCGACGTCGAGGAGCTTGTTCAGCTTCAGCTTGCAGCCGAACGCCTGGATCATCAGCGGATCGCCGCCGGCGCTCGCGTAACTCATGATGTCGAAGGTCGGGATGTCCTGAAAACTCCCCGCCTCTCTCGCGACCCGGGTCAGCGTGCGCAGACCGTCGCGGTCGACGGTGATCTCGCCCGACGCCTCGACGTCGCCCCGGAGCCAGCCGTCCGGGCGGCCGTTGCGCTTGGCGGCCGCGGTGTTGTCGGTGATGTCCAAGGTGAACTTCTTCGCCGTCAGCGCGGCGATGCCGAGGTCGAGGTGGAAACTCTGTCCGTTGAATCTCTGCGTGCTCATTTTTTTTGTCTCCTCCTGCGGCGCATTACCTGCGCCGCGCGGCGGCGTTGTTCGGTCACATACGCCGGTATGCTCCCTCTCGCCGCCTTGCCCGTCGCGTCGTCCTGCATCCGCAGACCGTCGCAAAAAGGCGTTAGTTTCATGCTCCACCGGAATCGGGCGGCTCCCGCCGCGGCGGGAGCCGCCCCCCGGCCCCAATTATTCGTTGCTCAGATCGAGCGCCAGATACAGCGTGATCGCCTTGGGGCTCGAGTACGGACGCGCCGTGATCGCGACGGCGACATGGGTGCGATCGGTCCAGACGATGCCGATACTGTCGGCGTCCGGAGGTTCGATCATCGCCGGGTACTCGAAGATCCCGGCCGCGACCGCTTTCGCCGCGTCGCGCAGCGGACCGGCGAAGTAAGCCTTGTTCTCGGCGATCGACCGCGCGGTCGAGTTGAGCCGCCGGTCGCCGATGCGCTGGATCGCGCGGATCCGCACCCGGCGCGCCAGGTAATCGAGCACCCGGCGATTCTCCACCACGGTGAAGTCGCCGCCCTCGGCGTCGAGGAGCGGGTGATCCGCCCAATAGACGCCCTCGTACCCGGGATACCACTCGGGGACGCTGAAACGGGCGTTCGCCAGTTCGGTCAGCGTCGCCATCGTCAACGCGGCGCCGTTCTCGTCCACCGGGGACTCGCCCAGCGCGACCACCGCTCCGGTGGAGACCTTCATCGGCGAATCGGCGATGCTCGCCGCGCGGCTGCAGAGACGCCCCACCACCACGCCGAGGTTGTTGCCGTGCAGAAGCGGCGTCACCGACACCCGGTCGGCGACGATCCCGTTCGTGATCGCCTTCTGGGCGGTCACGTATTCGCTCCACGACTGTTCCGCCGCGATCCCGGCCGTGCAGAGGTGGACGGTCACGAACTTGGCGAAGGAGGCGAGGACCTGCGACGCAAGGGTCTGCGCCGCCGTGACCGCGGCGGCCGCCGCAACGGGATCGCAGACCACGATCAGCTCCGGATTCGCGTCGACGGGCTTGTCCAGCGCGGCGTACACCGCGTCGGTCCACGTTTCGTTGCCCGACAGCGCGATCGCGTAAGCGAAAAAGTTGTCGTCCGCCGCGTTGGCGATCGCCGCCGCGACCTGCGTCTTGAGCGAGCTCGCGGCACTGCCGAAGAGCGCATCCAAATCGCTCCCCGCGCCGACGGAGAGTACGCCCGACTGCGCCCCCGCCGCTCCGACGCCGACGAAAAGCGCCGTGCGCTCGACGTCGACGAATGCTCCCTGGTGGTTGTTGACCTCCACCACCGATACCGTACCGATTGCCATTTTTTCGCTTCTCCTTTTTTTATCGTCCAACGTTCAACGTTCAACGTTCAACGTTCAACGTTTGACAATTTTTACTGTTGGTGTACTTTATATCCGGGGAGGTACGACCATGACCGGATTCGAGGAACTTGATGTATGGAAGGCGGGGTGCCGCCTGGCCGTGGATGTTTACAATGAACTGCAGAAATGCCGCAACTACGGCTTGCGCGACCAGATGCAGAGAGCTGCGGTATCCATACCGTCCAACATAGCCGAAGGTTCCGAACGGCAGAGCAAGCGCGAGTTCGCGCAGTTCCTCTACATTGCCAAAGGCAGCTGCGCAGAACTTCGCACGCAACTTTATATTGCCGCAAAGATCGGAGCGATGCCGCTTGAAACGGTGAACAAACTCGCCGAAGATGCCAAACATATCTCCTCAATGCTCCACAACCTTATAAACTTCATTTCTTCCAACGTTGAACGTTGAACGTTGAACGTTGAACGTCACCCCAACAGATCGCCGTGATCCTTGGCGCGGAACTTCGCGTCGATCCCGGCGTACAACACATCGATCATCCTCCGGCGCTGTGCCTCGGATATCCCGAGGAACGGCCGCGCCGGGACCTTGACGACCCAACTCTCCTTCGTCGCCTTCAGATACTCCACCGCCTGCCCGACGGTCACATTCTCCATTATCCACTTGACGGGGCGGCGCCGGCCGCTCTCGCGGTCGCGGAAACCGCAGCGCACGAGTTCCGTCGCCTGACGCTCGCTGCATTTGCGCCCGAAATAGGCGCGGCCCGGCGTCTGTTCGTCCGCGGCGAAGAGCTTGGCGTGCCGCTCTCTCCGGTACTCCTCGTCGCCGCCCTCCTGGTGCTTGCGCGCGACATACCCCACGCCGCGCAGAAAGAACACTTCCGAGGCGAAGCCGTTGATCATTCTGACCTTCGCCCACTTGGAGCGCATGAGCCTTTTCAGCATCGGTCCGCGCTTGTCGGACCGGCGCGAACGCGGGGCGAACTGCGCCCCGTCGACCGTCTTCTGCTCTTTGATGTTCCGCTGCCCCTGCGCCACCACCATGCGCCCGAGGCGCATCAGCAGCCGCCGCCGGCGGGCGGGATCGAGCGACAGCATGTCGAGCGTGCGCCGGACCTCGGTCCAATTCGACTGCGTGGCCTTGATTCGGATCATTCGTCAGCCCCCGGAAACAACGGAGATCCTTCGACCGTTCCGTCTTCGGCCGTGTCGTACTCGAAGTCGCGCACCGCGTAAAAGGCGCCCAGATACTCCAGCGCATCCGGTTCGCCCGGATCGCACGGGGCCACGAAAACGGGGTCGCGGAAATTCACCGCCAGCATCACGTCGCAGTACTCGTCGTCGAGATCCACTATTGTAAACTCCGGATCCCCGTCCGCCGAGCTCCTTCGCGTGTCGTCGTGCTCTTCGAGGTGCGCCGCGACCAGGCACGCGAGCAATGCCAGATTCGCCTTGGGGAGGCGCTCGAAATACAGTTCGCACTCATAGACAAGCGTGCAGAGGTGGTTGCCCGCTTCGCTCTCCTCATGCCCGCCCGGGAGCACCTTGAGTTTGGCGATCTCGGCGGAGAACTGTTCGCGCGCGATGCCCAGCACCACCAGGCGCGACTGCAGGTGTCGCTTTAACTCCTGAAACCGCGATCGGATCATTTTTTTGCTTTCACGTTCAACGTTCAAAGTTCAATGTTCAACGACGCGAACCGTCGTTTGCCGACTGCGGCCGCACGTCCCGCGTTAAATGGGCGAACCGTGGTCACGCTCCGCAAATCAACGCAAATTATGGTC